GTTTGTGTGCGTGATACGCCAAAAACATCAAATCACTGATTCCCATTTTGTCCTGCGCCTGACTTATTGTAAATCCACTTTTAGATTCCCATTTAAGCCATTCAGGTGGCTGGGCAACATAAGTTGCTTGATCACCGTTCATGTATTCAATTGTGATTGGTAGTTTCATTTGTTTGCTCCCGATTCTTTACTAGTCGTTGAGTAACGGTGTTGTTACGCAAGTGAATGACAATGAAACTGTTTGTGCATCAGGTGCAGTGCCGCCCGCTGATGGCAAAATTGGTTGAACATCAAATGTGAATACTGCGCCCGTTTCGGCAGTTAGTGAAACTGACAATGGTGTTTGTGGTGCTGATGTTGCGGCAGTCCACAATGATTCACATAATCCAGCAGGTGAAACACCCCAATCAGCCAACATTTCAACTGCAAATGTGCCTTGAGTATCAGTTGTGTAATAAGCCTTGCCATCTAATGTTTGATAAGTGTTAATTGTTGATGCAACGGTCAGCGTGGCTGATGTTGCTTGCGCATCATAATTGTCACCATCAATTGTAAATGTGACATCGCGACCCGTGATGATTGTTGTTGGCATTTTTTCTCCTTATGCTTGATCTTGGTTGTAGTAAGTGCTGACCGCTAGATCAGCAATTAAAAGTGATGATGTTCCTATGTTTGTGATGGTTGGGCGTTGGACATCCCCAACGACATACCCATCAGGCATTGCTCCCAAAATTTGAATGATTAAAACCTCTAAATTGTCTAGTGCGCCAGGGTTTGAGTTGTAAGCAACTGCAGCGGTTATTGTGAAATTGATTCTGACACTGACCGTTGTTTTGCTTATCAATGTTGATTCTAAATAAGCCCCATCAGACGGCACAATGATGCATGCAGGTGGGATTACCGCTTCAGGCACAAATGAATAAACTGATGCGCCTACTGATGCCAGGGCAGTTGCTAATTCACCGCGGACTTCGGCAATTGATGCGCTCATTGAGCCATTGTTTCGGTGTCTATAAATGGGTATAGCAATCCCATTTGTTTGTTTATCAAACCGCGCCCAACCCTATAAATCTGAGTTGCAAAATCAATTCCTTCAGCCACTGATCCAGGTGCAATGATTGCTTGAAAAATGTCTGTTGATAAATTCAACAATGCATTTTTGATTGCTGGATTATTTGCATAAATCTCTGCCGCACTCGACCCATCAAGCACGGCAAGCCCAGCGGGGATGACTGGGGTGATTACGGTGTCCGCTGCTACTAAGGTTGCAGAGAACATATACACATCAGATGTTCGGACATCAACCGTGTATGTATCATCATAATCACCACAACCAGTCACAATGACTGATTGACCCTGGACAAAAAGATTGGCGCGGGTAGTTACAAAATAAATTTTATTGTTTTTAACTTGATAAGAATCAATCGCAGATGTGTATGCAGTAAGTAGTGGCAGACAAATCGCTTCACTACTTGCAATTATTTGATCCAAATATGCATCTGAATACATGGTTTCACTCACGCCTAAAATTGCGCGTAAATCATCAGCATCAATGATTGGCATGAGTGATCCCTTCGTTCGACTGGGTTATGTTCGGGAGCGACCACAACCCATGATTATTTGGTTGGTATCAGGTCTGATTCCAGGCTGCACCAAATGCAACTTTGTTTGCAAGTGCTGCATAACCGTAGTAAAGAATGTCCACTGTTCCATCAGATTGGATTGCAGTGCGTAGTTGGAATCTAGGTGACTCATACCATGTCCATGAATCAGGATTGATTACAACCATTGATTTATCACCTGCGGCAGTTGTGCCACCAGCAACGCCAATTGAACGGCTAACAAATAAGTTGTAACCTGGAGAAACCACACCGCGCAATGATTGTGCATCCACGCGACCACCTTGATTTGAAGGTTGTGCGGCATTGTATAACGGTGCGCCATTGTCGTTGTAAGACATGATGTTTGTCCATTGGCTTGGAGATACAACAATGTTGCGTGCAAAACCTAGTGATGATGAATAAACTGCACCAGCAGCCTCTGCACCAAACTCTAAAAATCCTGCGGCAGTATTTGCATGGACACCAGTTTGTTGTCCAGCACTTGCAATTGTTCCTGTTGCAAATGCATCTGTTGCTTTAGCATAAGCAAACTCAAGGTTTTGTAATAAAGCCGCTACATACTCTGGTCGGCTGCGATCTATCAACTCAACAGTGCTAATTGCACGACCCTTGAAGGACTTGACAGGAATACTCAAAAATGATGCTTCCAGTTGTGATTCTGTTACTGGATCATTTTCATCAATTTGATTTACAATAGGGACTTCAGTCACCTTCGGCAATTCGAAACTCATCCCGTATGAAACTAATGCTTCACGGCTTAGTGCATCAATCATTCCACGATCTGCATTTGCAAGTGGATTGATTACATCAGTTGATTGGAATGTTGGAATCATGCCAGGTGCAGTTGATGTTGTGTTATCAGCCGCTTTAACATAAATCTTTGAATCATCATCACCTAAAACATTTGCTTTTAGAAAATGCTCTAAATAAGTTATTTTGTCCACGATTGGTGAGCGTGGTTTTGTATATGCCATTGGCGTATGTGTTGCCTTAACTTCAGTTGCAGCCTCTACCGCTTCGGCGGGTGCAACCTGTTCAACGGTAGTGTTTTCCACTGCGTTTTCTCCTTCGGTTGGTTGATCTGTAACCTGTTGTGTTTCGGTTTCAGAATTTTCTGATTCGCTTAATGAAACTTCTCTAACTTTTGCTGATTTCACGGCTGGTTCACCGACAAGTGCAACGCCAGTGAGGTCACCTGCCAAAACCTTCATTGTTCCATCTTTTTGCATTTGATAATCATTAACTGCTAATTCAATGCTAAAAGAATCCCGCAAACCTTCCATTGCTTCGACCAATGCATCTGATCCAGCGGTGGTGTTTGCAATTTTAAATGTTGCATCAATTGATTTGTCATCATTCATTGTCATTGATAATGTTTTGCCAATTCTTTTTGTTCGATCATGCTCTAAATTTAAAAACACATTTTTAGGTTGAATTGAACCTTTTGCAAAAATTACTTTTCCAGTTGATGCATTTGCCTGTTCATTAAATGCAACAATTCGCCCAGAGATTGTTCTTGATTCAGAATCGGCTGCGGTGATCTGCATTGGTGTTGTTAGTTTCATAATGCCATGTCCTCTTTTCTCATAATTTCATCAGCGGTCATTACGCCAATGCGGTTGTAGATTTCGTAGATTTGCGCGCGCTCTAATGCTGAGCCGCGCAGGTATGCATCAAAATCCATCCGCACAACTTGTGATGATGGAATGAAATCGCCTTGACTAAGTCTTTGCTCTAAAGAATTTGCAATGGTTATCAAACTGAAATCGAGCAAAGTTTGTCGAGCGGTTACGGCATTTGAATAAGTCATTGATGATCCAGTTGGTGCATCTAGGAAATATGCGGGGATGCCAATTGCACGCGCACACTCCGTTGCCATTATGTCGCGGGCTTGATTTAAACCAATCTGCTCAGGTGTGAATCCAACTGTTTCCATTGAAATGTCTGCATTTAAAAATGCGGTGCTGCGGTTGCGCCTTGCAACGCCCCATTGCTCCAATAATTTTGCAATGCGATCTGCGGGTAACGCTGATCCATTTGATTTTAAAACCATTGATGGAATTGGCTCATTTGCATAATTTTGAACTGCACGCTCTAATGCAGCCGCGGTGCGGATTGTTCGCCCTGCTCTATTTAATAAACCCTCATCATTACCATAAAAAACAACTAACGATCCAACTCCACTGTTAGGCACTGCGTATCCATCAACTGTGTAGCCAATTATCTCAGTGGAATTGGAATTCAATTGCGCTGCAACTCTTTGTGGTGCAATGCGTTGTGTTGTGCGCACCCTGGTTGTATCCGCAAACTCTTCCAAAATTTGTAAATAAGAAAATCCGCTGAAAAGTAAATCCTCTGCGACCCATGCCCAGGTTGCTTGTCCAGGGATTCTGAAATCAGGTTGATTGATAACACGCGGTGCATCAAGTCGTTCACCAGTTGTGCGATCACGCAAAACAAATGGGATGCTGGAAATTGCTGAGCAAATAATGTTGCGTGCGCGTGCAATCGTTGGGATGCTCATGGCTTCCTCACGCGTTGCAGTTACATAACCGCCAAAAGGATTAAAAATTGAATTTAAATTTTGGACTGGTGCTAAATCAGCGGCTGAAACATCAGGGGATGACAATGGTGCATTTGTCTGCACTGTTCGGAATCTGTCCAGTATTGCCATGCGCTAATTTTTTCAGGGGATTAGCACTAACCGATCAAAATATCAATCTCCGTCTTTGGGCGTGTCGCAAAATGAGTTGCAAGGGCTGCGGCAACGCTGGCAGTGACAACCGTGTTTGTGGCTTTTCGCGTGATGATCCACGCGCCATCACCGTATGGCAATCGGGCTGCACTTAAAACCTGTTTTGTGAATTCTGCCTGTTTTGGATGCCGCAATCTCTTTGATGTAACACTGCTCAGGAATTCATCACATGCCTGCCCGTATAACCCGCCATCAATATCTGTGGTCAAAAATCCAGCGGGGGATAAGCGCGCGGCAACTCCACTGGCAGTCCTTTTGCTATAAGCCAGGATTTCAAATGGGTATTTGCGCAAATAATGTGAGATGTCATTAGCCATTGATAAATGATCTAGGCTGATTGGATTTGACCAGGTGTGCAGCAATTTCACAATGAATCGGTCATCACTCATTTTTTGTGCGCCCACCAGGGCTGCATGTCTGCGATCAGGTGAACAATC